GGTTATGATAGTTAAAGATTAACCAAGCCGTTTGGTTATGACTGAAAGTCGCTTGAACAAATATTATTTCTTTCACTAAGTTAAAACGCTGAGGTCAATCCAGCCCTTAGGTACTTACATCTGATTATCAAATTCAATTAACTTTTATTTTTACCCCAACCCCCTAAATACTAAGAAAGGTTCTCTCTGACTAGGTCTGTACTCCTGATTGATATAAACAGTATATATGATAAAAGATTCAAAATGAAATTAGATCCTAAGAAACTAGAGCATATTTCAGACCAGGACCTTAAAATATTGCTACGCAAACTAGAACTTGAGTTTCAAACAAAGACTCAAAATGAATTTTTAATGTTTGTAAAATCAGTATGGCCTGACTTTATTGAAGGAAAACATCATATTAAGTACGCTAATCAGCTTCAAAAAGTAGCAGATGGTACCTTAAAACGATTAATTGTTAATATGCCCCCTAGACATACAAAGTCAGAATTTGCCTCATACCTATTTCCTGCTTGGTTTGTTGGTAGGAATCCTAAAGCAAAAATAATGCAAACTACACATAATGCAGAACTTGCTTTTCGTTTTGGTCGTAAGATGAAAAATTTAATTGATTCTCCTGATTATAGAAAAGTTTTTCCAGATGTAAAACTTGCTGCAGATTCTAAGGCCGCTGGCCGTTGGGATGTAAGTGGGGGAGGAGAGTATTTCGCAGCTGGTGTAGGAGGTTCAATAACGGGACGTGGTGCGGATTTATTAATTATTGATGATCCACATTCTGAGCAAGATGCATTAAGCGATACAGCTTTAGATAATGCATATGAATGGTATACCTCTGGACCACGACAACGTTTACAGCCAGGAGGAAGTATTGTTATTGTGATGACCAGATGGTCAACCAAAGATCTTACCGAAAGGTTGCTACGCAACCAATCAGAGCCTTTAGCCGATCAATGGGAAGTAATTGAGTTTCCTGCTATCCTACCAAGTGGACAATCTCTTTGGCCTGAGTACTGGACACCAGAAGTATTAAACCAGACTAAAGCCTCGCTGACCGAGGCTAAATGGCAGGCACAATATCAACAAAATCCTACATCTGAGGAAGGAGCTCTTATTAAGCGTGAATGGTGGCAACGCTGGGATAAAGAAAAGATTCCTGATTTAATGCATATTATTCAATCTTACGATACAGCTTACAGCAAAAAAGAATCTGCAGACTTTAGTGCAATTACCACATGGGGTGTATTTAAACCCGTGGAACACGAACCGCCGGCCATGATTCTTCTTGATGCACAAAAAGGTCGTTGGGATTTTCCTGAGTTAAAAAGAGTCGCCTTAAAACAATATAAGTACTGGGAGCCCGAGACAACTATTATTGAAGCTAAGGCATCAGGAATGCCTCTTACTCATGAACTTCGACAAATAGGAATTCCCGTGATTAACTTTACACCAAGCAAAGGAAATGATAAGCATACCCGTGTAAACGCATGTTCAACATTATTTGAATCTGGAAAGGTATGGGCACCTGATGAACGCTGGGCGGAAGAAGTTATTGAAGAATGCGCTGCTTTCCCTTATGGTGATCATGATGATTACGTTGATACCGTAACACAGGCATTAATGCGTTTTCGACAAGGAGGGTTACTGGCGTTACCCGACGATTATGATGACGAACCTGTGGAGCGTGAGGAGAGAGAATATTACTGATGGCTGAACTTGAAAGACCAACAATTCAATTAGCAGATGCTAGTGGACCACACCCTTTAGCTGATGAGAGCAATTACGAATTTTTACAAAAAATTTTTGATGCTAAAGAAAAAGACCCTTTAGCTAACGCAGGGTATGATGTTGATGCTGTATTTCAAATATTAAAAGGAAAAAAAGGATATAGAACATATGGATCGTATAGTTCCGATCTTGCTAAACAATCAGACACAAATCTTAATAAAGTAGAAAGAAATTATTTATATAAATCAGATTACGAAGATTTAGATAGATTAAATCCTAAAATGTCAAAAGCTAATAAAGGTGTAATTATGATGGAACCTTGGAACACGGAACAGGGAGTTATAACATTAATTCATGAACTTAGACATAAAGCTATTGATGATAATCCGGTTCTTCAAAAAATTGTAGATGATTCTGGTTTTTCAGAAGAATTTATAATTAGATCTATGGATTTAAAATATTTTGATGATGAAAGAACAAAAAAATTTATGGAAAAAATGTATGACTTTACGCTTACTGATTATGGACAAAGAAAATTAAATAAAGTTATTAGTGATTTGGAAGAAGCTAGTGTACCAAAAAAGGAAGAAAAAGAAGAACCTTCTTTATTTAAAAAAATTAAAACAAAATTAGGATTTAAACATGGCGGTCCTGTATATAAAAAAATGACAAATAATTACGTAGAAAAGGCAATTAGATAATGGCAGAACAACCGATTAGACCCGAAGTAGAAGTTGAAGATTTAGTTATTGAAGATTCTGCTAATATTGAAATTCAACAGCCAGGAGCTGTGACTCAAGAAAATGTAGAGATGATGGAAGATGGCTCTGCTATTGTTAACCCAGAAGAGATGACCGCGGCTCAAGGAGATTTTGGTCTTAACCTGGCAGAAGTGGTAGAAGAAACAGAACTTAATAAAATGGCGGATGATTTATTTGGTTTATATGATGAAGATAAATCTAGTCGCGGTGATTGGGAAAAAGCTTACGTTGATGGATTAGATCTTTTAGGATTTAAATACACCGATAGAACACAACCGTTTACAGGAGCTAGCTCCGTTACCCACCCTTTACTAGCAGAAACAGTTACACAATTTCAGGCGCAAGCCTATAAAGAATTACTCCCAGCTGATGGGCCGGTGAGAACACAGATTGTTGGCGAAATTAACCCTCAGGTTCAAGAACAAGCTAACAGAGTTAAAGACTTCATGAACTATCAGATCATGGATGTCATGGAAGAGTATGATCCCGACATGGACCAATTACTCTTCTTCCTCCCGCTCGCTGGCAGTGCGTTTAAAAAGATTTATTATTCAGATCTAAAACAACGTGCTGTCGCCGAGTTTATTCCAGCCGAAGATATTGTGCTGCCTTATTTAACAACAGACATTCAATCGTGTGAGCGTGTTTGTCATGTTGTAACTATGATGGATAATGAATTACGAAAAAAACAAGCTTCTGGTTTTTTCCGTGATATTGATATTAAACCTTCTTTACCAACCGACAGCGACATTCAAAATAAATATAACGACTTAGACGGAACGAATGAAGAAACATCTATGGATGTTTATAATCTTTTAGAATTTCACGTGGATTTAGATCTAGTGGGATTTGAAGATCCAAGTGGTGTTAAGGTTCCTTACATTGTAACTATTGACAAAGGCTCTAATAAAGTATTGTCCATATATCGTAACTGGAATCCTAATGATCCCCTTAAAAAGAAAATACAATATTTTGTACACTATAAGTTTTTACCTGGCCTTGGCTTTTATGGCTTTGGTCTTATCCACATGCTCGGCGGATTATCAAGAACTGCAACAGCAGCCCTCCGTCAGCTTATCGACGCTGGTACGTTGTCCAATCTCCCTGCAGGTTTTAAAGCAAGAGGGTTGCGAATTCGGGATGACGATAATCCCCTTCAACCAGGAGAGTTTAGAGATGTCGACGCCCCCAGTGGAAATCTTAGAGAAGGATTAGTTCCTTTACCTTACAAAGGTCCTGATCAAACTTTATTTCAACTATTAGGTTTTGTTGTTCAAGCAGGTCAAAAGTTTGCTGCTATTGCTGATCAAAAAATGGGCGAAGGCTCACAAGCAAATCCTGTAGGCACAACAATGGCATTAATTGAACGTGGAACAAAAGTGATGAATGCAATTCATAAACGTTTGCATTACTCACAGAAAAAAGAATTTAAATTATTAGCAAGAGTTATTCAATTATATCTTCCACCGGAATATCCTTACATGGTTAAGGGTGGAAACCAAATGATCAAACAACAAGATTTTGATGAACGTGTAGATATTATTCCTGTTTCTGATCCTAATATTTTTTCTATGGCACAAAGAGTTACCCTGGCACAAACACAAATGCAAATGGCTCAAGCAGCTCCAGAATTACATAACATGTATGAAGCCTATAGAAGAATGTACATGGCTCTTGGTGTAAGAGATATTGATGTTATCTTACCTCAACCACCTAAACCTCAACCTTTAGATCCAGCTAGGGAAAATGCTAATGCTTTAGCAGGACAAAAATTAGAAGCTTTTCCTCAACAAGATCATGAAGCCCATATGGATGCACACCGTGCTTTTATGAGTTCAGTATTGGTTAGACAAAATCCTCAAGTTATGTCTATTTTACAAGCCCATATTTCTGAACATATTTCTTTATTAGCAACAGAACAAGTTCAAGAAAAAATGAAAGAGCAAATAGCAGCTCAACAACAGATGATGATGCAGGCTCAACAGAACCCTCAAATGCAACAACAGGCACAGCAAGCGCAACAAATATTAGATATAGAGTTATCGAAGATGGTGGCTATTATGGTAGGTGAAATAACTAGCAAAATGTTAGCCGAAGAAGAGGAAATGTTAGAATCACAATCGCAAGATCCTCTTGTAGACTTAAAACAACAAGAAATTGACCTTCGAGAAAAAGATATTCAACGCAAAGCCATGGAAGAACAACAAAAATTAGAGTTTCAAAACAAAAAATTAGGCCAAAATACTGATATGCAACAAGAAAAAATACAATCTCAAGAAGATATTGCACAATTAAGAGCAAATGTTAACTTAGAGAAGATGGATAAAGACATTCGTAACAAAAATATTGACTTGAAAGAAACTAAAATTCGTGGAAGAGATAAATAATGGTTAAATTTACTCCTCAACAGATAAAAAATTTGCAAAAAATGATGAAAATGCAAAAGCAACAAAAAAGTGCAAAAGCAAGATCTATTGATCCTCAAAATATTAATAAATCTTTGATGTCGAAGCTTATAAAAAGTCAAAAACTAAAACGACCACAGATTAATCCTTTGCAGATGGCAGCTAAAGGGGGTAGTATGTCCCTAAAATCAGCTTTTAAAGAAGTTAATCGTAACGAACCTAAGGCTGTTAAAAAAACAAGGAAGAAACATGGCAAACGACGAGCCCAAAAACAAAAAATTGCCATTGCTTATAGTAAAGCTGGAAAAGGTAAACGACGTGGCTGAAGCTGATAAGAAAGAAATGGATATTTTATTACATAAATGCTATGACTTGCTTAATCATTGCATAGAACAGCAAGTTTCTGTTGATCCAATGATGATCGGTGCAGCATTTATGACCGCAGCTCGACAAATCTATGTAGATACGGTTGGGCTTCAACAAACTCAAGACTTGTTTCAAGTATTTACGGATCAAGTAACTGGAGATAACAACCAAACGATACACTAATGAAGAAGATAAAAAGATTAACACTAACAATCCCTCCGAAACGAGGACCAATGCCCCAGGGCATTAAAATAAACTACGCTAAACAAGGACCAAGGAGAGTAAAAAATGGGTAAAAGTGAAGATGACGCTATTAGAACGATTGATTTAAGTGTTTTAAAAAGTATAGGAAATAAAAATAAGATTGGTAAGACTTCAAAAACTTCTATTCTAAGATCTTGGAGAGAAGGCCGTATAAGTGGTCTAGACGCTATTAAAAAATTAGGTGGTTGGAAAAAAGGCGGCGCAGTAAGAAAAGCTAAAGGCGGCGCAGTAAAAAAATATTCACATGGCGGGGCAGTCCATACTGGAACGGGTCACGCTTTAACATACAAACGATAATAGGAGGTTGTGCAATGGGTAAAAACAATGTTACAAGTCTAACAGGTGTTAAACCGAATAGTGACTGGAAACGAGGAACTGGTAAAGCAGAACCTGGAACAGTTATTAAAGGTAACTCGTACGCGAGAAAAGGAACTGTCTCTACGACAAAAGCAGAGGCTATTTCTGTTCCGCAGTTTCC